GATTAACCGATAAGGCTGTAAAATGGTTTACCGGACGGATGATAAAGCAGGATGTACTCAATGCAATGGGCATCGTATCGGTGAAAGAGTGGATGCCGCAGTTTCAGAAAGAGGTTGAGTGCATTGCGTTTCCGTACAAAAAGGATGGAGCTGTTGTTAATGTGAAGTATCGGGGAGCGCAAAAATCGTTCAAGGTTGTTTCGGGAGCCGAGCTAATCCTGTGGAATATTGATGTAGTAAAATCAAATAATGAGATTGTAATTGTTGAAGGAGAAATGGATTTGCTCTCTTACTTATGTGTCGGGGTTAAAAACGTGGTGAGCGTACCGGCTGGTGCGAGTTCGAATAGCGATTATTTGAACGGCTACATGGATTGGTTCAACCACATAACAAAGATTTATCTGGCGGTTGATAACGACCCGAAGGGCTATGAACTAAGAAATGAGCTGGAGAGGCGATTCGGAACGGAGCGTTGCGCTGTGGTAAACTTCAAGGATTGCAAGGATGCCAACGAATATTTATTGAAGTACGGAGGGATTGCTTTGGCTGATACGATTAGGGATGCCATTGATATTCCCGTAACCGATATAGTAAACCTGAAAGCCGAACGGGATGATATTTACAACTTCTACCTCAACGGTGAGGATAGCGGTTTGGTGTGGGATGTAACGTTTGATGATTGTTGCAAGTGGGAAACAAGGCGATTAGCTGTGGTAACGGGGATTCCTGGGCATGGCAAGAGCGAATTTGTTGATTACATTGCTGCTAAACTAAACATTGAGCATGGATTCAAGGTTGGCTATTTCTCACCTGAGAATATACCTATCCGCAATCACTATGCAAAGATAGCATCAAAGTTAACGGGTAAGCGATTCAAAGCACCGAACATTGATAACGCTGAGTATGATGAGGTATTCGATTACATTGAGGATAATTTTCACTTCATACTCCCAGAAGAGGATTTAAGTATTGAGAATATTTTGGAGAAAGGTAAATACTTAGTAAAGAAATACGGCATCAAGGTATTCGTTCTCGACCCATACAACAAGATTGAGCATTTGAGGGGAAAGAATGAAACCGAAACGGAGTATATCAGCCGAGTGCTGGATAGGCTTACCATGTTTGCCAAGCGGTACGATGTGCTGGTATTCCTTGTGGCGCACCCTCGAAAGATGGGTAAAGAGAACGGCAAACTTGAGATTCCAAACCTGTACGATATTAGCGGCTCAGCACACTTCTACAACAAGTGCGATTACGGGATAACTGTATTCAGGCTTTACGGCGACAAGGAGAATCCCATCAACGAGGTTTACATACGCTTTCAGAAAATAAAGTTTTCCTACTTGGGCGAAGGCGGTGAGGTGAAGTGTAAAAGGAACTATAACAACGGGCGGTATGAAGCCTTTGATAAGGATGTACTGCAATGGGATAATTCCAACTGGCTACACAAGCGGGAAGTTCCTGCTGAGCTATGGGATTTCGGAGAGATAGATAACAATATACCATTTTAACAAAAACTTAAAATTATGGCACTTCTATTAGGCGACATTTTGAAAACTGTGAAATTTACCGTAACTTGTGCTTGTGGAAACAGCATCGAGTGGGATTTCTCGCAGCCGAGATTGGTATGCAAAAATTGCGGATTAAATTACAATCCGAATGGCGAAGAAAAACCTTCTCAGGAAAATGCGAATAAAGCCATCCTACGTGGCGATATTTTAAACGAAAAGTAATTTTGGTACTACGTACTGCAAAATAATGTTAATGGCTAAAAACGCATATAAGATGGCAAAGAATGGAAAATGGGATTTGGAGATTAAAGTTCTTGAGGATTTTTTCTCAAGGCAAAGGGAATTTCCGTCTGTAAGAATCGGGGCTGTCCAGATTGCCGATGGCAGGAAGTTCGTCGAGGTTGGCATGATGAGAGTAAAGAAGCACAACGGCAATATTCACTTTCGGGCTACGCTGGATGAGCTGCTGGCGTACAAGGATATTTTAGAGCAAAATAGTGAACCGTTTGTTAACTTTTAAAACTTAGAAATTATGAATATAAATCAGATTGCATACGAATTGTATGGAAAGTATTTTGCAGATTTAACACCTGCGCAGCAAGATGAAGTGTGGGCGATTTTCGAGAAAAGAAAGAAAATACATTAACTTTTAAAAACCAAAAGCAATGAAAACACAAACATTTAAAGAAATTTATGCTGAGCTGATAATTCGGTTCGGCGAGGATTGGGAAACGGCAGAGATAGAAGAAAAGAGTTATCCGTTTGATGCTTCAGATTTGCTAAAAGGGAATGTAAAGATTGATGAATTATTTGATGGTGCTTATAGGATTTGGAATAAAAATGGATTAATTTACGATAACGGCACATGGGCAACCCGCAAGCTAACCGAAGCCCCTGAAAAGTGGGTGGTGGAAAAGGATGATGGGCATCCGATGTGGGAAAAATTCAAAAAATGGCAATGTGAGAATGTTGGGAACGTCGGATTTGATTATAAGTTTTACAACAAAGAACATGAATTTGATGATAATTTATTATGTTTCAAAGGTCATCAACTCATTACCCTCGACCAGTGGGCAGAGTTCTTTTTGAAGGAAGAGCCAAAGGCTGGCGAGTGGTGCTACTTTTGGGATGATATTAAGCATCCGGTTATACGGAGATATAATCGGTTGAATAACACCATTGCGTTGTACAAGTACATTGATGAAAGCGAAGGTGGGTGGGCATTTTGCCGTCGCCTCTCCGATGAAGCGCAAGTCATTCTGAACAGAGAGATAGAGAATATCAAAGCGAGATGAAGTACCGTTGCCGATACTGCAAGCAGAAATATGAGCTGATCGAAATGCTAAGGCTGAATCCCCAAGTTTGCCAAAGCGCAGATTGCCGATTACAGTATTACAACGAGTTCAAGGATAAAGTTCATCGGCAAGGCAGAAAGAAATTGGAGCAGCAGCAGCGCAACGAGTTTCGGGCAATGAAAAAAAAAGTAAAGCAGGATAAAAAGTATTGGCGCAAACAAGCAGATGATTGGTTCAGCCGTTACATCAGGATTATCCACCGAGATAGCATCGTGGGTGGTGAGATTTACTGCCGTTGTTTCGTTCGACCGCACCTACTGAAACGTGCTGCCGATATGGATAACGGCCATTGCTTTAGCCGTTCTAACTTACTATTGAGGTTTGATCCTGATAACTGCCGACCGCAGAACCGGAGCGGGAACCGGTACGAGGGCAACAGGGAAACGACACTCTTCATGGAGAAGCTGGAACGGGAGTTGGGAGCCGGGCGGTGGCAACGGCTGCTGGATTTGAAACGGCAAAAGGGCGATGATACTTTGGAATATTACAGGGCGAAAGCCTTGCATTTCAAAGAGAAAGTTACTAACTTACACAGGGAATTGAACTTTAGAAAGTGGTGGTAATATGCTTGCAAAATAACCTATATAAATAGCATCAAATGGTGAAATAATCGCAAAAAAGTTTTTTATTTGGGAAATAGTTTATATATTTTTTACCCTGAAAATTAGAAATCATGGTTGAATCACTCATTTTAATCGAAAGTATTGTAATCCTGATAGCAGGAATTGTATTCTACATATTCGTAGAGATAGACCAGCGTAGGTTTGAAAGGGAGTTTAACGACAAAAAGGACAATCATGGTTGAGCAGGTAATCCAAGTGTGCGCCGATGTGTTCCACGTTAGCGTTGAGAACATCAAAGGCCGAAACCGCAACCGCCTATTCAGCGATGCACGGCGAACGGCCTTTGCGTTAGCCTTAGAGGTTTACAGCAATCGAAACAGGGTAATTACCTTTGTAGATTTAGCCGAGAGAGTAGGTAAGCGGGACCACTCCACCGTATCCTACTCAGTGAAAACGTTCCACTACCTTTGCAAAACGGATACGGAGTACAATCGCAAGGTTCTCCAGTGCCGAACAAGGTTAGGGCTAATCAAAACTGGAGTATTCTGCAAGGATTGCGGCAATCCCGTTCAGCACAAAATTTTAGAACTTTGCAACGATTGCTATGCGTTGCGGGATGCCAACGAGCTGGAAACGATAAAGCACGTATTCTCAACGATGGATAAACTAAACATACCGAATAATGAAAACAAAAACATTCAACCTATCAAGGTTAGAAACAAGCTTAATACTCATTCATGCTCCGAGGTTCAGCGTGGAGATAGTTAACCTGAAAATGCACTCCGAGAGAACCGTTGCGGTAAAGTTGAAAGGAACTGAAAAGGATATAAACGAACTAATCAACTTCATTGATGAGTGCAATAGCGAGTGATGTTTTAGAAAGTTAATGAATATTTTTGCTCAAAATTTGGATTTGCGTTAAAATTAGCTATCTTTACGGAGCAAAAATGAAATTTATGGTCTGGGGTTTGGTTGGTTTTATTGCGCATCGCTCACGGTTTTCGGGTTTGGCCATAACCTTTCATTTTCCGTGGGCGATTGCGGGCTAATTTCATATCAAATTACACAGAATTACAAGCGGGTGGTAACGCTTAAATTTAGTAATAATACGGCAATTAACTATACCACGGGTTATGCGTTGTTATTTATTTTTTATGGAACGAAATTTATTTACTCCAGCTATATCAAAAAAAACCAAAATTGCTTTTTTATGGTTTCCGCCAATAAAAGGCGATAGACATGATTTAAATTTTAAAAGCCTTAAGAATTTTGGAGCTTCAATGATTATAGATGTTTTATTTAATGCTGGATATGATGTTAGAATAACTGACAAAGAAAATGCAAGTAAATATGATATTATATTGATTAGCTTAACTTCTAATTTAGATATGATTGCATTATCAAGATATTTGCATAATTCAAATGAATGGAAAAATAGAAAATTCAAAGTGTTGGCCGGAGGTTTTGGCATGCAAAACTATATTCCTATTTGTGAATATATAGATTATGCTTGGTTTGGAAGAGTTGAAAACGAGATCGTTTGGTTAATAGATAATAATTTAGATGTTGAGCATGGAAGTTTAATTAAAATAGGGAAACATAAAAATGTAAAAATTAACCAAAGTATTGAATTATATCCAAATATTTACACGTTTGGAGGAGGTACAACAAAAGAACAAATATATGGATGCCCAAATAAATGTTATTTTTGCCATTATTCATTTTCACGAAAATATATTAAAACAAATGAAAACTTATACTCTTTTAATCAGGGATACACTTCGAGTATAGAAATAGAACAGTGTAAAAAAGAGTTATATAAAAATTTTTCAATTCCTGAGATCACAAGCTCTATAGATGGTTTTTCTGAAAGATTAAGATTTGCAATGAATAAGAGAATTCCAAACGAACAAATCATAGAATTTGTTAGATATATTACAAGTAATACAACTTGCAAAGCGTTAAGGCTTAAATTATACAATATAACTGGAATTGAAACGGAAACAGATGCAGATTTTGAGCAATTCAAAGAAGTAATTTCAAAAATAGGAGAATTAAAGAAAAATATATCAATAATAATACACAGTACTCCTTTAAACCCAAGCATTTGCACGCCAGCAGCATACGCTCCTATTAATACAACTAAAGATTACAATAAAAATAAAGCGTGTTTAGGCAAAAAAGGTGTTCAGAGGTTATACGAGACACCTTATTTAAAACTTTTAAATGATTTTTTTAGCGAAGATGCAAGCTCACTTTTAGAACATACAATACCAATGCGCACAACATTTAATAATATAGAAATATTTAATATTTTAGCCTATGATAAAAAATACAGGAACTTAAGAACATCTGATAAAATTGAGTATTTAAGCAAAATAAATGGATTTAATGATATTATTAGAGAATACTCAATAAATGAAGAATTACCAACTCAATATGTTAATTCATTCATCGAATATGATAAATTAAAAACAATGCGTACAAAGATGCGAAACGCTCTTTATAATAACGCATAACGTATGGTGCTATGAGAAGTAGCGGATTTAAAACAATAAACTTTCAAATTATGACAAAAGATAATAAACAGCAGAAACTTTCGGATAACACGGACACCGCTATTGCTTATAGCAATTGTTATGCGCCTGTGCCTTCTTCGGTTAAGCACCCTGCAAAATATACTGATAGTTTCATTCCAAAATTTGCAGAATTACTAAATGGTTGCAATAATGTTCTTGACCCTTTTGGTGGGGTTGGGAAACTTGCGCTTATAAAGCAACACGGATTTAAAGGCAAAGTGGTATGTAATGAAATTGAACCTGAATGGGCAGACACATCCAATTATGATGTTGATGAATGGTGCATTGGTGATGCCGCTAATTTGCGATTTACGAATCACGAATTTGATGCTATATGCACTTCACCAACATACGGAAATAGAATGGCAGACCATTTTGATGCGAAAGATGGAAGTAAGAGAATTACATACAGACACTTTCTTGGCAGACCACTTAACGAAAACAATACGGGTAGGATGCAATGGGGTAAAAAGTACCGAAAAAAGCATATTGAGATATACAAAGAATGTTTACGAGTATTAAAACCAAATGGACTTATGATTGTGAATGTTTCTGACCATATACGAAAGGGGCAGGTTGTGGCAGTTGTAGATTGGCACAAGCAAACATTAATAGATTTAGGAATGAAAATTATTGACGAAATAAAAATTGAAACTCCGAGAATGGGTTTCGGTCAAAACGCCAAAAGCAGGGTGCAACACGAATGTATCTTGGTCTTTCGGCATGGCGCATAACGTCAAAGGGCTTTGCGTTCGGGCGGAATTAGAAACACAAAATTTGAATTACAGATGAAGTTAAATAGAAATACAGAAGTTGAAAGTTTGCACGTCAGTCCGCCTGACGCAAAACCCGTGTTATACGCTGGGGCGGTTGAAAAGGCGAAGATTTCAATTTATAACGAGGACTGTTTGCAAGCATTAAAGGCAATGGCAGACAATCAATTTGATTTAGCAATAGTTGACCCGCCTTATGGGATAAATTTTGATGGTAACACAACCGTAAAAGGAAAAGGTGGGAAAGCAAGCACATTTTCAAATAAACAGCACCACGATAAAAAAGGGTGGGATAATGAAAGACCAAGTGCTGAATACTTTGCCGAATTAAGGCGGGTTTCAAAAAATCAAATAGTTTGGGGTGGAAATTATTTTGCTGATTTATTACCACCAAAAAAAGGGTGGATTTTTTGGGATAAGAAAATTACAAATGCAAATAACACGAACTTTTCAGATGGTGAACTTGCGTGGACTTCCTTTGATTGTATTTTAAGAAGATTTACTTATGACTGGATAGGGTTCGGTTATTTGAATAATCCACAAGGCGAAAAGAAAATCCACCCGACACAGAAGCCTGTATCTCTTTATAAGTGGATACTTGAAAACTATGCAGAAAAGGGAAGCAAAATAATTGACACACATTTAGGAAGCGGAAGCATTGCCATTGCCTGTTGGGATATGGGATATGACTTAACAGCGTATGAAGTTGACAAGGAGTATTTTGATAATGCTTGCAAACGATTAGAAACGCATAAGGCTCAATTAACGCTATGGTAGCCCTTGCGTATAACACCTTAACTGGTTCTATGAATATGGGGGGGACGGCAAAAATTGAAACACTAGAGATATTCAATTGCGAAAAAATGTATAACTTTGTCGCAGAACAATACGAATACTTAAAACAGCATTTTAGAATTAAATCAAGATACTACGATTAAATGAGCAAACCACGTATCAATAAAATAAAAGCAAAAAAGATAATCCTATCCAAAATGGAAGAGGGGTTAACATTCAATGATACGTATGCAGCGATATGCAGAAATATGCAGTTGTCGGAAAGAGCCTTTGCAAACTATTGGAAAGAATGCCAACAAGAGTATAAGGAGCGTCAAAATAGGCTCGAAAAAGAGAAAGACGACGTAAGGGTCGAGATGGAAAAAGAAGCCGTTAAATACGATATATTGAGCCGTTTTGAAAGGATGGAGATTGCCACTAAGATAGCAAGGAACAACCCAAAGCGGATACCAACCAAGTTGGATGCAAACGGCAATCCAATTGAGTACTCACTGGTTTACAATTCAGCAGCCGAGGTGGTCAGGGCATTGGATTACCTGAGCAAGATAGATGGCGATTACGCTCCAGAGAAGCAGGAATTAGAGCACAAATACTCAAAAGATACTATTCAACACATCAGGGATGCACTCGGTATCGGAGATAGAAAACGGGTTTAGCCGAAGCGAAAAGCAGTTAGAGGCGTGGGCGTGTTTCCTTTCGGAAAATGCTAAGTTCATAGGCTATGGTGGGGCAGGTGGTGGTGGAAAATCCTATTTAGGCTGTGATATATTCTCCACGATGTGTGTAACACATCCTGAAACAAAATGGTTTTTCGGGCGAAATACCCTGATGGAAGTGCGGGATTCAATGGTACACACGTGGCGAAAGGTATGCAAGGCCAAGGGTATTGATGGCTGGCGGGTAAACGATAGGGGAATATTCTTTGATAATGGCTCCATCATTGATTTTTTGGAGTTGCAATACTATCCACGCAAAGACCCTATGTTTGAGGCATTGGGTTCAAAAGAATATACAGGTGGCTGGATTGAAGAAGCCGGCAACGTTCACCCGTTGGCATTCGAGGTGCTAAAATCAAAAGTAGGTAGATGGCACAACGAGGAGATAGGGCTGGCGGGTAAAATACTGGTAACGTTCAACCCAAAGAAGAATTGGCTATACCACACGTTTTACAAGCCATACAGGGATAATAACCAAGCCGAAGATACAAGATTTATTCCCGCTCTATATTCAGATAACCCGTGGCTGCCGAAAGAGTATATCGAAAATCTAAAAAACATCAAGGATAAAAGCACAAAGGAAAGGTTACTAAACGGCAATTTCGATTATGACGACGACCCAACCGCACTAATCCCGTATGAAAAAATAGCAGCAATATGGAGCAATACACACATAAATCGAGATTATGCCAATAGGTACATAACGGCTGATATAGCGAGGTACGGTTCTGATAAGGCTATTATCATGGTTTGGTACGGCTTCGTAATAGTGGATGTGAAAGTTTACGATATTAGCAGCACGGTACAGATTCAGAACACTATCAACACCATGCGCAGCAAGCACGGGATACCGGCACGAAACTGCATTGCCGATGAGGATGGTATCGGTGGAGGGGTAGTGGATAACTGTGGAATCAATGGATTTCTAAATAACGGGAGGCCATTCGATAGTGCTTACTACAACCTGAAATGTGAGTGTGCATACCATTTGGCCGATACCATCGGGAGTATCTATTTTGAGTACCAAGTGGCTGAGGATGAACGGCAGTACATCGAGGAGGAGCTGGGGCAAATCAAAACCTATCAAGCGGATAACGACACGAAATTAAGGATACTCCCGAAGGATAAGGTGAAAGAGAATATAGGGCATTCACCAGATTGGGCGGATAACTTCATTATGAGGATGTGGTTTGAGTTGGGCTATTCCGAATATGACCCCGATTTCGTAAGGCGGGTGGAAATGTTAATATAATGTTGAAAAGTTTATTTAAATTAAATAAAAATAGTTTATCTTTGTAGCAACCAAAAAAAATACTACTATGGCACGTTTCAATGTAGGTGAAAAGGTAAGGGTGAAAGCCACGGGCGAGGAGCTGATTGTGGCTGTATCCATATCCACGTTTGAGGGTGGAACGAATAAAATTATTTATGAACTTTCCGATGGCAAGCGTGATGTTTGGGGGACATACATATCCAATGGAGTTCATTACAACGAAGCGGATATAGTGGCTGTGGATGCAAGGCGGGATGTGAAGCTAAAACTTGTTGATGAGCTTTCGAGGCTCACTCACGAACGGGTGGCTCCGTACCTTGCAGAGAGTGAAACCCTGCTCAAGAAGGAGATTAACCGAGAACTGGTAAGGCAGGGGATGTTGCCGAAATATCCTGAACAGGAGGTTGAGCAGCAGATTAAGGCAACCGAAACACCAAAGGAAGTAAGGAAACCCGCAGGGAGAAAACCCGTAAAAAGGGCAAAGAAATAACCATCCCGAAAATGGGAGTGGCGGAAAAACTGCCATCGTTAAAATAAAGTAACATGACGATAGAGCAGCTACAGGAAATAATCAACAAACCGAACACGAATGAGGCCGTTTACCTATTAACGCAGAGCGATCTCAACCTTCCATCATGGGCTAACGATTTAGAGCCTCAGTATAACGAGATGAAGCACGCCATCATGGTTGATGCACTTCGTTATCCTGTAAAGATGCAGAATGGCGTTGACCAAATAAGAAGGATACCGTTAGCCAAGCAAAAGGAGGCCGTTAATAAAATGGCACAATCGCTATTCTATACTGACGTAGTGCGAAAGTACGATAATGAGAACGATGATGAACAGGCGGAAGAAGCAAAAGAGGCATTAGAGATAAATTACAAGGTGCTTAATGCTGTGGATAGCCTGAACATGGAGAGAGGAAAGGAACTCTTCAAATCGTGCCAAGTGGCCACCGTTTGGCGTTTGGAAAAGAAACGAACAACGATAAAAGGCAAAACATCGGAGTTTGCATTAACTCACAACCTCTATTCCCCGGCGTTAGGGTACAAATTGTACCCTTATTTCAGCGATGAGAAACGGTTGTTAGGATTGAGCATTGGCTGGACGGATGCAAGGGATGCCACCATGAAGTTAATCACCTACGTTGTGGGTGCCGTGATTACCTATGAGAATACGGGTGGCGGGTGGAAGCAGTTAGATATTGAGCAGAACGATTTAGATGTATTGCCTGTTATCTACACATGGATTGATGAGCCTGTTTGGGGCGGCAAAGGCGGAACGGCACTGGTGGAGATAATGGAGGATATTCTCTCCAAGCAGATGATGTACATTGATAAAAACACCGTACCTACATATGTTATCTATAAAGGCGAAGGTGGCCGAGTGAGCAAGGTGGAGGAGAAACCCGATGATTCGAGGCGGGTGATCGTTGTCGAAAAAGGCGGTTTTATGAATGCAGTGCAATGGGAAGGGGCAAAGGATGCCGTTGAGTGGCAGTACCGAACCATTGAGGAGCAGTTCTATCAGCAAACGCAGGTGTTCAACAACTCACCGAGCGCAATGCAGAAAACTCCCTTGAGTGCAGATAACAAGGAAATACTGCTATTCGATAGCAAGGCGCGGGCAAAGGACTATGGCGGAGAGTACGTTTATATGCTCACCGAAGAATTTGATCTGGTGAAAAAGTTAATGGCCGTTCAGTTTCCCGTATGGGCTAATCAACTTGAGATGCTGAATTGTAGAAGCATTATCACGCCGTACAGTGTACGTTCGCTCAAGGATAGGGCAGAGAGCATTAAGATAGCACGGGATGCAGGGGTAATAAGTATCGAGCAGGGCGTTGAAGAGCTGGATGTGGTGGATAACGTGAGCAATGAGGTTGAGCTGATAATGAACGAGAGAAACCAAGAAATTAACAATTTGCTGTAAAAAATGGATAGGTTTGATAAAAAACAACGGGCTTTGGTAAATCGGTTGAGTGCCGAGTTACGGGCTATCTATCTATCCGTCATTCAGCAAGTTGCCAACATGAGTGTTAACTACTCAAACTTGGAGTATGCCTTTGCGAACCATCCCGACCTGAACAGAAAGGTAAATGAGTTAATGCGAATGATGCACTCCGATATTAATACTTTGGTACTAACTGGCGTTCAGGATTGCTGGGAGATTGCCAATAACAAGCATGATTTGCTGTTTCAAACGGTATTTGGCAAAAAGGCGAAGTTGTTACCATCGAGGGCATTGAATCGGTATTTAGCACCCAATATCCATGCGAGGGATGCGTTTCTCAACCGTTTGGAGGGAGGGTTAAACCTTTCTCAAAGGATATGGAGAAATACGGCACAATTCAAACAGGAGTTAGAACTCGCACTGGAGTTCGCAGTAAGCAAGGGGCAATCGGCCAAGACAACAGCAATACAGATGAGTAGATACCTTAACAATCCCATTGTTTTGAGAGAGAACGTTAATAGCCGTTTTGGGGAACAGAGGTTGCTGAATGCTGTGGATGTGGCAAGGCCTGGTCGGGGGATGTACCGCTCAAGTTACAAAAATGCCATGAGGCTAACGAGAAACGAAACCAATTTTGCCTATGAATCGGCTCAGATGCTACGGAGGCAGCAGCAGGATTTCATTGTGGGCATTAATATAAGTGTTGCTCCGAACTACGATATTTCGCTGGATAAGGGCGGTATTGTTTGCGCAGATTTACAAGGCACGTATCCAAAGGATTTTGATTTCAGCCAAAAGTGGCACGTAAACTGCCGATGTGTAGCAACAAATATTCTGAAAACACGTGATGAGATTGATGAAGATACCGAGCGAATAATCAAAGGGCAAGAGGTAACTGGAGAGAGTGTAAATCGAGTAACCGAAGTAAGCAATTTGGATTACATAAAAGAAGTTGAAGAACTAACAAAAAACTGGAAACGAAGACCCGTGTGGTTAGAAACACTAAAAATGAAAACAGCATGAGCAAACCGATTACGATAAATTTAGCAACGTACCCGAAAACTCGCAGATACTGTGAGCAAGTTCTCAATTCACTCCGTGGCATTAAGTGCGATGCCGTTCGTGTTTATTTGAATGAATACACCGAGGTTCCTGATGAGTTCCCGAAGGATGAGAAATTTCATTACCATATCGGGGAAGAAAATATCATGGATTCCGGAAAGTTCTACTTCATGCGAACGGGTGAATACTACTTTACCATAGATGATGATTTTATCTATACGCAATCCTATTTCACCAAGAGCTTGCGATTTATGCAGGAAACTGGATGCGTGGCGGTAACCACATACGGTAAGGCATTGAAGCCTAAACCGCAGCACTTCATGGATGCACACACGGTAATCCCGTGGAATGAGGATGAGGAAACGCCATACATCTGCAACGTGGCCAGTACTGGATTATCATTATACGATACGGATAAGGTATTTATTCACTCAAACTACTTCAAGTATCACGGCATGACCGACTTGGAGATAGCAAGGATGTTGCAGGATAAAAAGTTCCCGATTATTTGTAGGCCGCACACAACGGATGAGATTGAGTACATTGCCGGGGATTACCACGAAACGCTATGGGATAGGAGAGAGGAGTTATATGGAAAACACGCTGAAATACTGAACTCCATACCCGAGTGGAAACTTTATGAACATAAAAAAGTATTGTGGCTAACAAACTACATACATAGTTCACTAATCAATGAGGAGAAAATAACCCGAAGCGGGCAGTACCTTTGGATTCGTGCATTGGGTTCAGATGTGAAACGCTGGGCTGAAATAATCAACAAGGAAAGCATAAAGAGCTACGATATTATTCACATGAATTTGGCACCGAACGATTTGGATTTAGCACTTGAGGTAAGGGCTATTTTGGGCAAGGATTCAGAAACGAAACTCATCTGCCAAGCCGATCACTCGGTTGATATAATGAATGGAGCGTTTAACTTTCAACTGCTAAAACAGGCTTTAAATGCAGCCGATTACGTAATGGGTGTTGAGGAGTATCAAATAAAACTATTGAAGCACTTAACCGATAAGCCAGTTCTATTCGTTCACAATCCTATTGATATTGATTTCGTTCGTGGCGTGGCCAAGGCACAGCAAGAAAATAGGATAGGGGTAATTTCTCACAACTATTTGGGCAACGAGGCGTATGTTGCACAAGCGTTCTATGATAAACGGTATCCTGTAGATTTGCTGTTCTATCAGGGCGATGATGCCATTCGATTAATGAAAACCTACACGAATGTTTACGGCAGCACAGATTACCTGAAATACTTACAGTTACTAACTCAGTACAAGGTATTGGTGGATACTCACCTATCCTATTCCATTGGCCGTTCCTGCATGGATGCAGCTGCATTGGGTATTCCTATGATTTGTAGTGAAAGGAGTGAATCGGCAAAGTACCTCTATCCCGATACGCTGGTTAACCCGTATGATGTAGGTAGGATTTCAGAGCTAACGGATAGGCTGATGAGCGATATAGTTTTCTACAAGGAGGTTGCCGAAACGGCACACGAGAGGGCAAAGGAGTTTGATTTATACAGGCTAAAAGATAAACTTTTGGAAGGAATATTTAACTTAAAAAACTAAAGCGATGAAGGAAAAAATCTTTGAAACTTTGAAGGGCGCACGTGAGCAAAACTCACAGGTAAGCGACCGCACGTTGGAGGGATTGGCAGAACAATACTCCAAGCTGATAACCACCGATGAGCAGTTGGGTAATTTTGATGCAAAGGGTGTGATTGAGAATTTGCAGGGCAATATCAACTTCGTTTTGAAAACGGAAGCCGATAAGTTGCAAGCAAAGCACAATGAGGAGTTAAAAAAACTCGAAGAGGAGAGAAAAAAACTCTTAGAACGGAAACCGCCCGAAAAGCAGGATGATGAACCCAATTTGGAGGTAAAAAGCCTCAAGGAGCAACTTGAGAAATTAACAACGCAGATGCAGGATTTACAGGCGGGTGCTGTTAAAGAGGGGCGATTGGCCAAGCTACGGCAAGCCTATGCAGGGATGCCGAAGGGTCAACTCGAAGCTGAGGAAGCTCTTTACGATTCGGTGTATGGGAACATGAATACCGATACATTCAATGCGGTTATTGCACAAAGAGAGGCTGCTAACAAAGTCTTTATTGAGCAGGCCAAAGCGAATGGATTGGATTTCAGCGTTCCATCCAGAGCACGGGAGGAACATCAGGATGGGCAAACACCCGTGTTGAAGCAAGCCCGAGAATTAGTTAACAAACAAAAACAAAAATCTGAGAAATGAAACAAATCCAAACGTATGAAGATGTTTTGAGCCGAAAAAACATCATCAACAAGGACAGGGCGTGGGATATTCCGGGAGGTGTCAGCATCAAGCCTGACAACCTCATCAAAGGGAGATTCCTACCAGAAGGAACGCCCGTGGCTCCACCCAATGCTTCTGGATACCGCAGGGTATGCAAGCAGGCATTGGTGCTGGAGGGTTCATCGGCACAGTTACTTATTGTGGATAAGAAGTTTAACCACTTCAAAGAGGGCGATATTGTGATGAAGTCGAAAGGCACGTCCAATAAAGCCTATAAGATTGCAAGTGTTTTGGCAACGGCTGGCGATAAAGAGGTTTTGAAAGTTTCAACCGTTATTGCAACGGTTACAAAATCAACAAAGCCGTTCTTAATCTGTGAAGCCGCTACCGTTAGGGTTGGTACTACTACAACAGAGATTAAAACGAAGAGTACGCCCGATTGTATTACGAAGTTTGGCATGGAGGTACCAAATGCTGACCTTGTCATGCTACCGGTTGGGGTATATACAAGGGCTGATGTGTTGGAGAATACCATTGCTGATCCGTATCTTGACCAGTTGAAGCATATTAACGTTATTAAGTATTAGGAGGGATTGAGTCATGGCAAAATTACAACCGATAAATCCTACTGGCCAACTATTGACCATTGAGGATATCAGAGCGTACTACACCGAGAATCAACTCCCGACCGCAGCGATAGATGTGCATTTCCCGCTATCGCAAACGTTAGATGGTTCATGGCGTACTATCATGGGGCAAACCAATAAGCTTAACATCGCTGCTGACCCCATTGAGAGCAAATCGAGCATTCCCGTTTCGGGGCGCAGGGGCTATAAATCCGTTCAGGGTGAGTTGGCCACCTTTGGTAAGGCCTTTGAAATGGATGCCGATGATTTTGAGCGTTGGCACAAATTGCAAGAGAATTTTGCACGTATGCAGAACGCTGATACTGCTGCACAGCTGCTGGCCTTTTGGGATGATGATTTAGCCAATGTAAGGAGAGCATTGGATAACGAGCGTAGGTATCTATGCTACTCTTTAATCAGCAACGCCTGCTCGATTAGTTTCGCTGCTGCCAACAGCCCGTATTTGCGTGGCTTGGCCGCTATGGAATATCCTATTGAGAGTTGGCAGAAAGATTATCATTCTGGTAACAACTGGAACGATGCGTCGAAGGATATCATTGGCGATATTCAAACCTACTTTATCGAACCGGCAAAGACGAGGGGTTTCAAAATCCGTAGCATAAAGGTTAGTTCAACGCTGTTTAACTACATTCGCAAGAATACAGCCATCCAGAAGTATTGCGCTACGCTGGTTATGAACATATACAACACACAAGCACCTCCTACGCTTGAGGCTATTAACGCTATGCTTGTTGAATACTTTGGCGTGGATGCAATTCAGTTCGAGGTAATTGACGACCTGATTACAAGGGAGAATGCTGATGGTAGCTATACCACTGCCAATCCTTTCAATTCCGTTGTTGCAGTTGGCTCTCCCGAATCAACTGTTGGAAGGTTCCAATGGAAGCAAATCTACACTGAATCTCCACAGCGTGAAACGCAGGAATCATTCTTTATGGTTGGTTCCTTCAAGGAGGAGAAGGATGTGCCTTACGGAAAGGTTTACGGCAAGGCTAATGCTTTCCCGGCTGTGGATGCTTACAATCAGATGATATTCTTTAAAACGGATGCATCAGGCTGGTAGCAATGAAGGTGGGTGAAGCCATACAAGCGTTAACGAACTATCCGATACCGAAGGGTACTATTGACCTCGTTTGTGCAAAGCGTGGTTTAGTTTCCACAGCCGAGGTATCGTTTAACCGTTCGTTTAATTTGGCCAAAGCAGATATTTACCTGTGGCTTTCAAAGGCTCCTAATATCCGTGAGCAGGAGGTAACTATTTCTTTTACCGAAGCAGAGCGCAATGCTTTGAAAAGGGATGCGAATAGTATCTACGATGAATACGGAGAGGGAGGCGGAGGCAAAGTTGGCTATGTAGGTGAAAATTTCAATTCGATATAATCATGGTTGAACTGGGTGAAATATCATTCTATACGGGTACAAGCACAACGGGAACGGATAGGTGGGGACATCCCCTACCTTCCCGACCCAGTTGGAGCGTGTATTATCCCTGCAATATCAAAGCTCAAAAACGTGAGCTAACAGTTTACGAAGGTGGGCAGTATCGTAGGGCTAACTATGTAATCCTTGTAGATGAGAAACACTTGGGGGCAGCCGATTATTCGGATTGCAAAAAGGTAAGGTTGAAGGATAGCGATTGCAAGTGCATAGGCACTCATCAGGTTATCGCTAACAGCTATCAGAGATTAACGAAACAAAGGCAGATCATAGTATGATTAAGTTTGGCATGAAAAGAGGGGCAATAGATGCAGCGAGGCGTGAGATTCGTGCTTACAGCAAGCGGGTTGAGAATGCTATACTGATGCGTCTGGAGTTCGTTTTAGAAGAGCTGAAAAATCATGCTAAAACCCATGCCGGGTATAATTTTCACACGGGCAACCTCAACAGCAGTATCGGTGGAGGCGTTTACAAAAACGGTGCACTAGTAAGCTGGAGAGGCTTCGAGGTGGAGCAGGGCGGTGATGATGGTGCAAGGATTGGCATTGAGTATTTGAACAATGTAATCCTGAAAGGTAGAAGTACCTACTCCGTTGTTATCGTGGCCGGCATGGAGTATGCTTCATTTGTCGAGAACTATTACAATAAGAACGTTTTGGCGCAAACGGAAATGATTGCGGGTGAGGCGGTTGAATGGGCTTTTAGAACGATGAAATGAAAACGGCGAATATCATAAAGGCAGATATCAAAGGATTATTGGATAACAGCCCTTTGGCTCATTATGTTGCCCACAGGGGCGGAGCCGTTTATGTGGATACAAGGCCAACCGATTCAACCAAGCCTGATTGCGTGATTTCTCTCCTGATGGGCGAAACGGGGCAGGTTTCTGTTAAGGGCTTGCTGCTTGTAAAAGTGTTCTACGCTGATAAGCTGTTGGGCGATACGTGGTATGAGAATATGAGCATGGGTAACGTGTTACAAAAGCTGCTATATGGGTTTAGCGAATCGCTAATGGGCAACCTGAAATACAACTTTAGCCGATACGGGCGACAGGTATTTTCTGAACAGCCGAAAGAGTTGGAGGCTTCACACCAGCGTTACGCTATTTTGAGAATGAATTTTAACATTAATAACCATTTGAAATGAAGAATTTTTCAGTAAACATAAAGAAGATTTGGTACTCCGTAACCGATGGTCAGGGTAGGCCAACGGATTGGATTCCGATGATTGATGATGTGAAGGAGGGGACACTGGCAATAACGCAGGGTACTCCTTCCGTTACGCCGCTAAAGAATGAGTTAGGCCAAACCAAGGCGAGTAAAATCGAGGCGAGCCAAAAGGAGATTGCGCTTGAGATTATTGGCCTTGACCCTAACCTCATTCAGAAGTTTGCCGGGGGTACATCAACGAATAGTGGTGATACCCATGAGTTCAAGGCAACGTTGGCACCGAACTCACTGCAAAGGCTTGGCATTATGGCTCTATCAGATAATAACGTTCTGTATGAGTTGCCATACGTTGAGTTCAGTGCTGCACCGCAAATTGATAATACCGCAGATGGACAGAGGTTCGTAGTGAATGGTGCTGCTCTCTATCCTTTGGATGGAACTACGAGTGATTTCTACTTCACCATTCTGAATGAAACGGCAGCGAAGAAGGCAGCAATAACAGCTTTTACCTTTGCTAATATCGTAGGCAACGCTACGATTAACTCAACGGCTAAAACCGTTACGGCAACCGTATCAAGTGCTGGCAGTGCTACATCAATCACCCCTCACATCACCGTGAGCAAGGGTGCTTACGTAAGTTCACCGTATAGCGGAGAAACGAAGAACCTTGCAACCACTACGGATTACGTTGTTGAGGCAGCCGATGGCACTAAGGAAACTTGGAAGGTTAAAGTAAATCAAGGCTAATGGGCGCAACCGTTAGGGAGTTGGCTAATCTGGCTTCGGGGCGACCCGAGGGCAAGATGTATGTTCGGTTTATGGGGGTGAAAATCCCCATAGACCTGACATATCTCAAAGTTAAGGTAGTAATTCAGTTGGCTGGATTTAGCGAAAAGATGAGTTTCCCCGAGGAGGATGGAAAATTATACATCAACTTTGCAAAGAACTATCCCGTGCTGATTGATTATGTGGCAACAGGATTGGCCAACGGGCGGAGATTGGCAAAGTATCCAATTCGCAGGGCATTACGGCAGATGAACAACAAGCAGCTTCATTACCTTTTCGATATGGTTGAACGGCTGAAGGATGAAGAGAGGTTTTTTTTTGCCTATCAGCTCATAAAAAGAGGGAAGTATCTGATTATAAGCAAATCAGAGGGGAAACCATCTTTGGAAGGATAGCGAAGTATCAGAGTATCGTAAAGGGTGAAAGTGATAGCGAAGTGAGCGAAATGCCTTACGTAAAGATGTTGCTAAAGTTGGCCGATTTTCCCGATACGGAAAAAATAAAAGATAAGGATAAGAAAGAAAAATTTGAAAGCGCACAGGCCGAGTTTGAGGCAGCGCAAAAACTCTTTGGATAATGGGCGGACTGCATTTTGAAACCGATATAGATAAGAAGAAATTCGATGTCAAGGCTGCTGAATTAGAAAAGCAGATGCAGCAGTTCGGTAAGGTTGCCGAGCAGCAGGGTGGCGTTATCGAAAAGGGTATGCAATCAGCCGTAAGGGGTGTGGCAGGGTTGGCAGCAGCCTACATTTCACTGAACGCAGCCGTAAGGGCGGGAAAGGAGCTT